ATAAGCCTTTAAATCCGTTTGTAACTCTTTCACGATATTGTAAAAAAAAACAATGGCAGCCGATACAATTCCTAAAGGTGCTTGCTTCATTATATGATGCATCTCTGTAGAGGCCTCGTAGCCATCTATGGTATACAACTCTCCTGCTTCCTTCATAATAGGTCTGAACATAACTGCAGTTGCCTTGTGAAAGTTCTTACTGTCTGCTAAGCCCTCTTCTAGGTCTATAAACTCTCCTAGTGATATTTGCTGTAGGTCAGGTATAAAACCATATTTAACGCCTTCTAACTCAAATTTATTAGTAAAGGGTATATTTGTATTTAAAACCTCTAAAACCTCGTTAGAAATGCTCTCAGCGTCTTTCAAGCGCATCTTAGACACTAATGATATATCTACACCGCAAAATATCTCTATAGTCTTAAACATAAAGAACTCCTTATCTTGCTCTTCTGTGTTGATTAAAGCAAACTTTTGATATTGCTCTAGTGTTATATCGTTTATGTGTGTAGGGACTTGTATCTTCATATTATGTCTTTATTTAAAAACATTTGAGTATAAAAAAAGGCATCACAATTAAGTAATGCCCTTTATAAGATACTAACAGAGGTCAGAGTTGTTAGTACCCTATTGGAGTAGGTTAAGCTCCTGTTTATTTTTTTAATGTATCCTGTCTATCACATAGCCACTCCCATATGTGGTCTACTAGTTCGTCATCTGTTAGCCTCTCTGTATCTCTAAAGATAGTATTAAGGTCATCTAAGGCGTGAAGGTATCCTTCTGTGTGTTCGTTTCTATTTGAGGCCATCTCACGGGCTTTGTATAGTTTCTCTAGGTTGTTTGTGTTATTCATTGTTTAGGTTTTTAAGGGGGCGTTAACCCCCGTTAGTTATTAGTTGTTTAGTCTGTTAATATATCCGTCTATAAAAGCCTTAGCGTCTGCATCTACATTGTAAACAGATACCTTAGTGTCTGCTATTGTAGTACCTCCTAGAGTAGCTCTTGAGTATTGTAGTGCGAAGTCTTGAGCTTGTTCGTTTGTATTGAAGTTGATAGTTGCTTTCATAATGTTTGTTTTTAGTGTTTGTTATTATTTACACTACAAAGATACAACACATTAAAGGTTACTACCAAACTTTTTAGCAATTATTTTTGATTTATTTTTGATAAATACCCCACTAAGTTAATAATGAGGCAGTTATAGGTTAATTATTTTTTACTTTTCTTTTGGTATATCTAGCATCTAGTATTCTTTTAGCTCTCTGAAGTGTCTTATTAGGAAACCACGTAAAGTTTAATAGGATATGCTCTAGTTGCATAGTAGTATACTTGCTGAGGTCTTTTCTCATTATATCTTATTGTCTATCTGCTCTATTATATGCCTAAGCTCTGAGCGTTCGAATCTACCTACCCAAATCATATTGATAGTTAAGTTATAGTAATCCTTTTCTAGTGGTGTTATTAGTACTTGTACGTCTTTCATATTATTTAGTTTTAGTTATTAAAAATGCTTCTTTTAGTTCGTCTAGACTTCCAACCTCCGTGACCGTGTCCGTTTCCATTACCTGTGCCGTGACCGTGACCATTGCCACAAGGTGGACTAGAGCAAGCTTGAGCTTTTAAGGGGTCTAGTATTACCATAGTACCCAAGGCAGCAAATGCCGCGTATTTAGATACCTTCTTTATTGCTTCTCTTCTGTTTATGTCTTTCATTTCTTTGCTTTGTGATTATCGTAATAGTGCTTATATATCTCACATACCTTCTCGTGCATTAAATGCTGCTTGTATATCTCCTTACCCATATGCTTTGCGTTGCCTATCTCAATGACTAACTTAACATAGCTGAGGTTTACCGTCTTCTTACCTACCTTGTGGGTATAATTCTCTTTAGTAGCTACAGGGTACACTCTTAAGTGATTTCCTTTAAGAGCCCAACTCATATATTCTAGGCACTCCATTACTTCTGACTTAATCTCGTGGCTTCTAAGCGCCCGTTTCTGTAATGCTTTACTAATAGCTGTGTATCTAGTTTAACGACCTTATATGGTCTTATAGATAGCTTAATGAGTAGTTTGTTAAATACGTTCATTGTTCTTTAATTTAAGGGTTAGTAATTCGTTCTCTTTTGTTAGTTTAGCTACCTCTTCTCTAAGGGCTAATATAGCCATTTCTTGATAGTCTAATAGTAGTTCTGTTTTTGTGTCCATAGTTTAGTTATTTAGTTTTGAGCAAAGTTACGAATGTTATTTAGTTTAAAAAAGCTTTTTCGTAATTATTTTTAAAATTTCTAGGATTACCACCATTATAGCCTATAGAATGTAGATACCTTTCAGCGTCTAAAGCCTCTCTTTTAGTATTAAAGGTTGTTATAGCTTCGTAGTCAATAGTGTGTTTACCACTCTTTTTGTGGTTTTTTAATCTAAGCTTTGGTTGGTTAGTCACACCTACATAGTGCTCTTCTCTAAGGTAGTATAGTGTGTAAAAGCTATCTTTTAAAGACTCTCTCTTTAGTTTGTCTTTAGATAAAATCTCTTTACTATTAGCCCTGTAGTAAGACTTTCTCCTTTCAGCTATCCTCTGTGAGTTGACCTCTTGGTAAGCTATTTTCTGAGATAGTATCTTATCCCTGTTAGCCTTGTAGTAGGCTTTGTCGTATTCTCTCCTTTGTTCTTTTGTCATATTGCGAACATACGAAAAATAAGTGAGACTACCAAATATTTAGCTAATAAAATAACGACCCCCGTTAGGATTGCTTAAGTGATAGCTTACGAAATACCTGATACTATCTATTAAGTGATTGTAATTATCTATAGGCACGTCCTTACCATCTTTGAAGGTGTAGTTGTTTAACTCTGTAATAAGGTTTCTAGAGCCTTTGTGTATATATAGCTTATAGTCTTGTAGTAAAGCAATACCTAGATTAATACTACCCTGTCCTTTAATAGAAGGCTTTATATTAAGGTTATAGCTATGCTTAAGTTCGTGTAATAGTCTTGGCTCAGCTGAGTCTCCTATTATTAGAGTATCACTCTTAGCGTGTCTACCTAACTCATAGGCAATATCTGAAGTAGTTAAGCCTGTCTTATATAGTACCTCTTTTAAGTATATCTCTTTGCTCTTCTTATTAATAGAAACTAAACAAGCGGCTGTAGGGTCATTACTGAAACCGAAATCTAAGGATATACCATAGTAGTCACCGTTAGCATTAAAGTCTTTTACCTGCCAATTACTAAAGATAACGCCTTCTGCGACAGAACGCCAACCCCCGAGAATCTGAGCCTTATACTCTTCAGGTCTCTCCTCTTTCATTCTCTCTACGTTAGCCAAGAAGGTAGCGTCTAAGTGCTTCTCATTATCCTTATATGAAGTATGTATATAGGTAGTGTCTTCTAGTGTGGTATTCTCTCCACCTTGTAGGTCTCTACTCTCAAAGAAACGCTTGTATATCCAATGAGCTTTAGTGGCAGGATTCATTACCATTATAACCCTGTTCTGTGCATCCTTAGAACGTACTGAGAGGTCAATCTTATCGAATAGTAAAGGGTCAGGCATCTCTTCTGCTTCGTCTAGTATCCAAGTAGTAATACCATTTAAACTCTTAAGCGCCGCTGTCTGATTCCCACTCCCTGTCTTTAGCCCTCTAAAGTATATCTTATTGCCTGTAACCTTATTAGTAATATCTGTTTTGTTAACTAAGAAGTTATCTGCTAAACCTAGCATTTCAATCTTCTCTGTCATCTCAGGTATAATAGACGTACTTGCTGAGGTCATCGTATAACGTGTGAATAGGATATTGTGACCCTTCTCATAAGTAAGCAATAGTATCATAGTAGAGATACTAAAAGACTTACTAGAGCCACGTCCACCTGTTACGATATAGTAGCGTGAGTCGTTAAGGAATAACGGCTTATATTTAGGGCTTAATTTTATCATCTAGTCTTCTTCAAATGAGATTAGACCTTTCAACGTTATATTGTGGTCTACTTCTCCTGTAGTGTGTATATCGATTTCTTGTTTTGGTAGTCCTGCTCTATACTTTAGGAATAGCTCAATAGCTCTTTGGTCTCCTGACTCAATACGTTCTAGCAGTTTCTGTATTACTACGTCTACGTCTATATTGTCATCTAGTATTTGTCTTATATTTATTACTTCTCCCTTTGAAGGCCTACCACTGTTGGGTCTAGCACCTCCTGAGCGTCCTTTTTTACCTGCCATTTGAAATCATTTGGTTTTTTACTCTTTATTTAAAAAC